ATGAATGCAAGGTCAAATATTATAGGAAAAGTCTTTTGCCTGTTCCTGTTGGCAGTATTGACCTTGTGCATCTGCACCCCGGTTTTAGCGGCATCTAGTACGACCACCTTGACGACAACGGTGCCATCGCATTTTGATATGAATGTCACAGTTATCGGCAAGGGTACGATAGAGGTCAACGGCAGCAAGCTATCGCAAACTGGCGTTGTTCCCACAGAACGAAACAAGGAGGTTACCATCAAGGTCACCCCCGATGACGGCTACCTTATAAGTTCTGTTGTTTATGGCGGTTCAGATCTAACGCAAGAAGCGAAAATCGGAGCATTTATTCTTTCTCCCCTTGAGGGCGAGGCAACGATCAAAGTTACTTTCGTTGCCAATGCCAGCACACCAAGCACCGGAGACAGCAGTTATCCATCAATCGTATTCTTCAGCATTGCCGCCATTATATCCCTTTTGGGGATTGTTGTACTGCTAACAGTAAACAGGAAAAAGTCTAACTGCATATAAAAAGCACCCGGGATCGTCCATGTAAAGCCGATCCCGGGTGTTCTTTCACTTTAGCTTGAATCCATCTGCAATCCGTTGTTTTGCTCGTTTAGGATCCTCGCGCAATTCGACCAATAGCATAAATGCGCCTTCACCACACAGGTAATTTGACAGCTGGGCAAGGCTTTCAGCCGTGTAGCCCGCTACCTGAATACAATTGCCTTTCTTAAAATTCCCATGCTCAATCCAATAGGCAAACTCTGCAGCAATATCCGAATGCTTCTCCAATTTTGCCAGCTTCCTTTTCAGGAGCAGAGGGTTAATGCCCACACTCTTGTAGTAGTCTTCAATAATATTTAGCATGACCCAACCTCCCGATTAGAAAATAGATTTGCAAAAGCTCGTGCATCAGCTTCAACTAGTTGGTCTTGATAATCCGAAAAGGAATGCCAAAATCCATTCTTATCAACACCGGGAGTAATGTAATTCTCGATGTTATATTTGAATGCATAATCCTGTTTTGTCACCGGTGAAGATGCTCGTTGATGCTGGTATGCGTGTCGTAACTCGTGAGGAATTGTATCGACCATTTCTTTTGCATCATCTAAATAGAGAGCATTCAGTTTGACAACATTTTCTCCCGGTACAAAAGCACCAAGTTCTTCTGGTGGCGTATCAAAAAAGACTATTTCCGGTGCTTCATCCAACCCAAGCCTATCAGCCAACAGATCAGCAAATTCTTTTATTGCCGAAATGCGTTCTTCATCGGATAATGAAGCCCAGTTTTCAGGATCGAATTTAGCTAAAATTCGGTCAGCTTCTTTGTCAAACTGGAAGAAAAACGAAAAGTCCTCTGGATCGCAATCAAACGCTTCAGCGAACAATTCTTCTTCTGAGAACGGTACTTCTCGTTTAGCCTCGGCGAACACATCATCCCAAAAGGCGTGGGAGTCAGGCGTACCCTGTTGCTCTGGAGCAATCTCCTTGTACCCTTGCGAGTCAGCTGTGTCCGCCGCTTCCTTTGCGTCAAGTATTTCACTAAGAAGGAACATGGTTATAATCCCTCGTTTCTATCACAGAACCGAGTCCTGTGCATCGATGGACTTTAGGGTGCCTTTACTAAAGATCAAAGCAAGACCGTGTTCCATATCGAATTTGTAATTACACAGGATAGCCACATCGCCCACTTTGGAGTCCCGGAGAACATAGATGCTCTTTGGCATTACATACTTGAAGATGTTATCAACTCCTGTTTGGGGCAATTTGTCTTTGTTCTGCTTTGCAATGTACTTTTCAACCTTGCTCTTTGCTTGATCATATGGAGCAGCCTCAAAGAACTCTTCGGCGGCAGATTTTTGCGACTCCAGAATTTCTTCACCGGTACACTTATCGTAGATGACGCTCAATTCAAAAGGACGTCCCCAAATTTCGAGCTTAACCTTACTCATCAAATCCACCTCCGTTATCAATTGCATCTCGTATTTTACATTCGTGACAACCACCGGAATGCGAGAATTTATCAGCACCATGAATATCCCGTGAAACCAAATTCATCGTCTTCGTATCACAGCATTCGTGCCAAGAGCATTGATGCTCGTGTCTCCAGGTTTTCACATCTCGTTCCGTCCAGGTCGTAGAGCCATCTGCTTTCACGCGCCCCTCATCGGTCCATTGCTTGGCACATTTGATATCAGCTTGGGCAAAATTGCCGAGTTGCTCATTTCCATTAGAGTCCTCGTAGTTATGCCGGTTTTCTGTCATGTTGTCAATTTGAACCGTTGCCGCTGAACAAGGCGAAAAATCGGGTTCTCCGTGCTTATATTCAATACCATCAAGCCCCTTTTCCTCCAGCTTTGCAATTGCCGCCTGACCTTTTTCTGTTTCGGGGGATGGCACGAACTTTGACTCACCACGGCCGCCTGTCCACCGACCAAAAGGAGAATCTTCTGCAGGGGTTAGATCGATCCTGCTTTTGTAGTCGGAATAGAATCCACTCTCCATTTCACCATCTAGGAACGAGCGGGCGTCTGTAGCTGATGTTTCAGCTTGTGCTTTGATTTCCTTAAAGCTTTCTGCGATCTCCGCAGCCTTTGATGCTATGACTTCCTTAATCACTTCAAACATCAGAATACCCCTCCTTCGTTGCGGTACACTTCAGTAAAACGACAAAGGATATCATTGTACGAAGCATCTCGTATGGATTGCTCGTAAATAATTAGTGCCATAGCAAGATCTATCTGCCTATTGGTGTACTGCCGAATAGATGGTTTCAACGCATCAACAACAGAATGAACCCAATCACTGATGTTGGTACAATCACGAGCTTTTTCCACTGCTTCTGCTGCACCCAAGAAATCATACAGTAGTGTCCGAAGGGCGGGCATTGCATCATTTCGACCCGCATTTATATACAAGAGGAAATCTCTCTTAACCGCACTATCTAGACGGGACTTGATAATCATCTCTTTGAGGGTGTGGATGTCCGTACCATCTTTCTTTCTGAAAAGCTCTTTGTTCATTATGAAACTCAGCAAAGAGTCAGCAGCAACTTTATCTCCCTCATAACGAAGCCGATCCTCGTCGCTGATTGAATATGAGTACGGCTCCGAGGGTGCCTTAAATAAAGCTACTTTGCACAAGATTGGTTGCACCCACTCGTTCTGATATACCGCAGCAACACCACAAGGCAGTTTTGCCAACTCGACAATTTGGTCGTCTTCGAGGCTTGCGGATTTTCCTACCAGTTCACGATCACCTTGATCAGGCAAACGCATAATGATTTTTGTATTAGTGTTGCGAATAACAGAGAGATCTAACAGACCGGGGGCCTGATCTGCAATGATGAAACCCTCTCCGTAAGTACGCATCTCCGCTATAGCGTTCGCAAGCATTTCAACGCTCTTAGCCTGGAGGTTTGCACCTTCTCCGCTACTGATAGTGGTCCTCTTGAGCAGATTGTGAGCCTCTTCCAAAACTGTGAGATGCCTTAACTCGATATTCATTCCCTCAGCCGAAACCATACGGTATTCCTGCAGTTTTAGAACAAGCATACCCATAATAAGGGACTTGGTTTCGGAAGAACCTACACGAGACAGGTCTATAATAACATTTCGATCAAACAGCTCTTCGTTGCTGATTTCGTCTTGCACAAAAATCATTCCGTTGAGTCCATTTGCGAGAGAAGCTAGCCGGGTTTGCAAGGCACCTTTGTATGCGCCCTTATTGTCATTATCATATTCGCTGGAATCGATTACTTCTTTCACCTTTTGTGCCACATCTGCAAAAGAGGGATAGATCTCCTCACCATAAACATTACGGGAGGTGTTAAGGTCCCAGCCACAATCCACATATGCCTTTTCTACGGCTGCCTTTAGCACTGCAGGCATCGCAGCATACATTGGCCAGCAAACATTAAATATCTCAATCAATCGATCCAAATGCTCCAGAATATGTATGCCCTTGGGGAAGCTAAATGGATTAACACGCAACATTGGAGTCAGCTCCGGGTTCGTTCCGTAAACGGACACATCTTTTCTGTGTCCAAATACGTGCTTATATTCACCCTTTGCAGGTTCTACTACGAGAAAATGTACACCTTTCTTACTTGCTTCATTTAGGATTTGATAAACGGTGTTGCTCTTACCGGAACCGGTACTACCTGTTATGAAAGTGTGGGAGGCAAGTGACTTTTTAGCCAGCTTAACAGGGTTGTTTTCCTCTGCACGATTCATATGGAAGAAGCAACCCAAATTAACATCTCCAGCCACAGTTCCGGACTCATCATATGTCGCAATATTCCGACCAAAAGCAGCACACTCCAAAATAGGCAGACCCGAGATAGCTTTCTGTGGGAAATTTAGCGAGTATGCTAGTTCCTTGCCGGACAAGCTAGTCGTTGCTGTTATTACAGACGGGTACACATTATATGCCAAATCTGCTTCCATCAATGCGGGGTTCAGACCAAAAGTAGGATGGCGCAATTCACGCAGATAGGCACAGATTTCACGTGCCGCATCTTGCTCCGCTTCCACATCTCCGCGCCAAACATTGATGGCAGACTTCGACATATATGACTCTTCGCCCAGTGTCAAAGCAAGATACGAGTGTGCGACATTGTTAGCGGTATTGTGATCTTCACTCAAAATATAGGCAGCAAAATCCCACATACCTAGTGCTGTGCTTTGGTCCAACCGCTTCATTTGGGCTTCAAGCAGCTCCAAGGCGTGCTTAATATTGAAATTGGTAAAGCTCTGAGTAATACTTTCGCTTTGACCAATCATAGCCGTTACGGTTGACGATCTAGCAAAATTAGCGCCAAAGTTTGCACCAAAGTTAAGTGCCTTTGATGCACCCGCCGCAGTTGAAACACCTTTTGTAACTGCTTTTCCCAGCGTATTTGCAATAGAACTGCCAGTTGTTTTTGCTATAGTTTCGGATGCCGTTCGGGCTAGGCTTTTTGTAATCGTATCTGCAACTGTTGTACCGGTAGTTTTTGAGGTGCCTTTTGTTACAGCATCAGAAGCAGATTCACCAATAGCCTCTGCGGTGCTGCGATTCCAACCATGGTTGTAACTTGCAATAAAGCTTCCACCGGCAGTATCAGAGGAACCTTCTGTATCGGTAGAGGTTTTACTAGTGCCTTCGGTATGCGTTGAGCTGTCGGTTACTGTATCACTACTATTAGTCCCATCTGTATGGGAATTACTCAAAGAATCAGTTTCTGATGTTCCCTTTGTATCGGTCTGACTTTCGTTTTCTGATAGCGTCTGTGACTGGTTCTCTGTCTCACTTGCATTCTCAGTAATTGTTGTATTGGTGCCATTTTGAACACCGGCACTTGCACCAATATTTACACCAACTGTGGCGGTAGATCCAAGGGACTTGTTTTCGTGCAGTTGGAAGCCCGTTTGCCACGAGGCGTAGGGAGCCAATCCGGAGTAAAACTCACCTAAACGCAGCTTGCGTTCCTCTATATCCCGGATCGGTGTAGCCAACAGAATAAGTGTATATTCCTTCTTGTTCGATTCAGGAATAATACCGTCCAGCAGTTTTTCTATGGTTTGGCTGACAAATTTATCAGATTTTTCAGCAGGGATGTTGGACGCTGTCGCAACTGAATAAGGTTTATCGTTATTCAAATGAGGTAAGACGCCTGTTGCGGGCATTGTCCAAGTTGCACCAGGGAAATTGCCGCGAATCGCATCCAACAGGCGCGTTTGATACTCATTGGCCTTAGTGTTGGAAGTGTCATTGGACAGATTTACGACAGCAAGATAAACATTCGTCTGCGATTGTGTGCGATGGAAAATCAGTGCGATATTGCAGTTTTCGTTTGATAAAACCGCATAGACATTAACCAATTTTTCAATGCTGTTTTCTTTCTTGTCGGTTACCCACTTTGTAATATTGATGAAGCGGATATTGCGACCTACATCAAAGGGCCTGCCGTACTCGGTCTCCTTGTCAACAGGAAAATACAGATCCTTGATTTGACTAAGATAAGCATTGTAGATTTCAACGCTACTGGCGGCAAGCATCCGGTTTGTTGTTTCTGTTGCAGCAATGTCATCCGGTGCCGGCATTTTCAAAAGATATGCTTCTCTTTGCTGTTGAATTTCATCAACTTGGCTAGGACTCAAGGTGGCCAGCTTAGCAACGACATTACCAGCCTTGCCTGCCGCCTTGGTCACCATACTTTTAATGCCCATAGTGCATCTCCTCAAAGTCTACTTGTTTCCAGGACATCAGCTGTTTGATGGTGTCCAGCGTATCAGAAATGGTCTTCTGATCGGTTTCCAGTTCGAGGATCTTTTCTGTTTCCTCACGGATCATTTCTGCCATATCACGAAGTTCGGGGTTGTATTCCGTAATATTCTGCTCAATAACGGACATCAACGATCCAATCCAAGACCGGAAACTCGTATAGCAACTATCGTACAGGATTTGTGCCATAGATGCGATGTTCTTGGCAATCTGATCATTGTATCGGTTAACAAGCCGTTTGATGTTAAGCCGCTCTGCATCGGAGTCAAAACCAAGGAAACTTCCACGAAGGAACTTCGCCTTAATGAATACATCATCTGCATCATCGTTAAACTCCAACGGCTTGTAATCCATAATAATAGCGGAAAGTTGATCACGCTGTCCGGAAGACAATGCATCGCTATCAGTGACAATAGAAATAAGCAGGTTCTTTAATGCTGTGGCATTTTCCTGCCACCACTCCTTAATCTCATCACTCAGCCTCTGCTTGGCATCCATAAAGCTGTTCTTGTATTGCTCAACAACGATAACCAGCACATCATCGGAAGTTTGGCTATCAACACCCCGCTTGACGGAGTCCATATCTTCCCGGGCAGCATTAACTCTTGCCCTATCCCGTGTAAAGTCTGCCCGCATTTCGGCGGCTGCTTTGCGGAAATCCTTGGAGAACAGTCTACTAAAGTGATCCATAAAGTGGCTGCGCATAACATCCTTGGATTTTTCGTAAACGCTCTCCTGGGTTTCAAGATCAACCTCTTCGGCGTGCCGAGCTGCGATCTGCTGATCAAGGTGTTCCAGTGCCTCCAAATCATATGTATAGCGGAGTTGCTCGCTGACAAAGTTCCACAATCGATTTTTAGTCGCATGATTAAAATGACGATCCTGTTCTGCGGTTTCACCGGTCAGCGTCAAAATCAGTTCCTGCTTCTTTGCGTCGAGTTCTTTCTGCCGGTTCATTCTTGTGCGGCGCAGAGTATCTGTACGGGAGGTGATTCTCTTATTAGTCTCAGCAATAACACTTGCCAAGAAACGATACACCATTTGACACTTGTTGTATGCAGAATACTTGCTTGCAAAATCCTCCATCTCCTGCTCGATGCAGAACAAGCCACTATTGGCATAAATCAAATTTGCATGCTTAACGCAAAGAGCAGACAGCTCGGCTTTAATCTGTGCAGGCATAATGTCATAACGATAGAGAGTAGTGTAATCTTCGTCTTCCGGATCAGAATAGGTTTCCTTTTGAGTCCTGAAGATTTTTCGATAATGCTTATCGAACAGCACACCATCGTTCTTTGCACCAAGGCCCATAATGGACGACACAAAGAACAGGCCCGCTGCGTACATTTTTTCTACAGAGTGAAACTCCAGGATGTTCTTTTCCTGTCTTGCGGAGAAGCCATCCTCCGGCAGTTCAGATCCATCTGCCTTGTTAAGCACGATCATAGTGAAGCGGTTGTCTAGAGCGGGGATATTCAGTATCCGGTCGCACAACGCAGCATTATCTTCGCTATCAATTGATTCATACTGGGTAACCCAAACCGGGATACCGTTGGAGAAGCCTTGTAGAGCTTCCTCCAGCACCATAGAGTGGTCTGCATTGGAAGCGGAGTTTGAACCAGGAGTGTCAAAAATAACAAAATTGTTTTGTGATTGACCGAGGATGCCATTTGCAGAGAACGGGATTTCCACCTTGATGACACTGCTGATATCGATAGTATCTGCATCGACCTTTTCATATGCGTTAATAAACTCAAGTGCCTTATTAACCACAACGATAAGATCTTCCTTTGAATAGTCTTTGATGATTTGAGACAGCTCGATCAGAATATCGCTGCTTGTGTCACCTTTCATAATGCGGAAGATACCACCGTCAAACAGCAACTCAATAGGTACATCGTGGTAAGCAAACTCAATCTTTGCCGTATCGGCAGAGGGCGAGCGTTTAATCTCGTAGATTTTGGCAGTTACGGGATCGCCACCGCTGGGCAAGATTTCACTGCCAATCAATGCGTTAATGAATGTGGATTTACCGGAGCTATAATTGCCAAATACGCAAATTGGAATAATATCATCCAAAGCATCTGACACCTTGGCAAGGTCACGGCGCACAGAAGCATCATCTCGTACGATCTTTTCAATAATGGGCTGCACAGTCCTAAACAGGTCTTTTGTATCAGCCAAAATGGAACGGGCATTCTCCAAGAAATGCTCGGATCTCGCAAGCTGTACTTTTCCTACATACGGCTCTGCAGCACAGATTTTTTCAACCTCGCGGTATTCTTCATTGGTGCCCTCAAAAACAATTTCAATAATCTCACCTTCAGCACCAAATTCAGAAATAATGACATCTATGATTTCCTTAATCCGGAAGGGTAAAAAACTCCGCTTGTTCTCTACGGAACGCAGATACCCATCGGTGTCGGCTTCGTCACACGCAATCCAGGTGTTAGTCGCTTCATCAAAGCTAAAGTATGTGATATCTCTATCGTAGGGATTGCTGATAATCTTTATTTTAACCATGTCTTTTTTCCCCTTTGTCTGTTTATATAAGATGGCGTTAGGTGATGTCTGCTTCAGTAGGTTCTTCTTTGATAAATTCCATCATATCTCCGGCATCACAATTCATCACATCTGCGATTTTTAGGAGGACCGAAAGATTGACCTCTTGGTTTTTCCTTAGCTTTGTAAAGGTAGCCGAGGAAAGCCCCGCCTGCTTTCGCAATTCAGCTTTGCTCATTTCACGCTCGGCACACAGAACCCAAAGTTTCTTGTATGTTACTCTCATAAGCTCACCCCTCAGAGAAGATGTTGCTTCCATTATACTACTGGATTCTTGAAATGTACAGAGGAAATCTTCTTTTGTCCATAACTTTCAAGTGAAAGCAGCTATGTTGTTGAGAAAATGAACTAGTAATGTGCAAAATATGGAGTAGTCTCCTACTACTCCTATTTGTCTATTCGTCTTCCTTAAGTAGTGTGTCAATGACATTGTATATCAGTTTCTGCCTAGCGGGCGAAACCTTCTCAATACGATCGGCGAGAATGGTTGTGCGAACAGTAAAGCCGGTGCTTACAACATCGCAAAGAATCTGATCGGAAGATACTTTTAAAGCATTCACGATTACAAGAAATGTCTCCAAGGAGGGGATCTTTTCTCCGCGCTCAACAAGTGCCAGGTAATTTTTACTGAGATTCGCTTGATATGCTAATTCCTCAATGCTCATGTGCTGAGCTTTTCGATATGTCCGAATGTTTCGGCCAATAGCCTTCAGCGGCATGGCATAACCTCCCAGAGATAAAGTATCTCTATTAGTATACTTTTTCTTTTTGCATTCCGAAACCACCCTGTAGGAATGCAGTATGCCTATCAGAGATACAAATACAAAAAACAGAGAAAAAGTTGTGCTATCCATGTGTTATTGGTTAAAGTATAGCACGGAAGGAAATTCAATTGGATTTGCTAATGCAGAAAAAGGAGGCGTTTATTACCCCCTTTCTGCGCCCCCATAAAAGTGGAATACAATCTTCCCGTCTCGGTGAACGACCGCCTTATCGACTGACACCAGCCAAAGCTTGTCATCGAACGCCGCCAGCACCCCGTCTCGGTTCGCTAATTCCTGCATAAACACCGCTAGAACCTCTGCCTCTTGCTGCCGTTCTTGCCTTGTCCGTTGGAGCGCATCCACCTTCGCCTTTGCGTCAGCATACCGCCGTTCCAGCTCGGCATACCGGGCAGCATAGGCTGTTTGGTCGATGCTGCTTTGGCTGTTCTCCGCTACGCATCGGTGGGTCAGTTCGATCACTACCGCAAGTTCCTGGGTGGCGGCTTCAATTTGCGCATCAATCTCTGTAAAGTCTGCCAGGGTGTCCAAGACCACCTGCAGATCCGCAAGCACCATATCCTTACGGGCATACACCTCATTGAACGCCGCCACAAACCGATCCTTGATGTACTCCTCATCCAGGTTAGGCGTTTGGCAGCGGTTGGTGTCGACATACTTACCATTGCACCGCCATATGATTTTCCGATACGGCTGATTGTTATGCCATACCTTGTTACCGAAATACTCACCGCAATCACCGCAGATCAGCCGGGTGGAAAGGACGCTGTTGCCGCTATACTTTCGGCCAATGGCTTTTCTCCGTGCCATTTCCGTCTGCACCAGATCCCACTCACTAGGTTCGATGATCGCCGGGTGGCTATTCTCCACATAATATTGAGGAACTTCGCCCTCGTTGACCTTCATTTTTTTGGTAAGGAAATCAACAGTTATTTTCTTTTGAAGTCTTGCATCTCCGCGATATTTCTCATTTGTGAGGATGCTCTCTATGGTACTTGCTTGCCAGGTCTTTTTCCCTGCAGGGGTAGGAATCCCCTCTGCTGTCAGCAACCGTGCAATGCCTCCGGTGGTTTTGCCCCCAATGAATAGGCTGTAAATCCGTCTTACTATTTCAGCCTCCTCCGGTACGATCTCCGGCAGGCCATCTGCACCCTTTCGGTAGCCAAGGAACTGCTTATATGGCAAAGCCACCTTTCCGTCAGCAAACTGTTTCCGTTTGCCCCAGGTCACATTCTCCGAGATGGATCGGCTCTCCTCTTGAGCCAGGGAGGACATAATCGTTATCAGCAGCTCACCTTTGGAGTCCAGGGTGTAGATGTTCTCTTTTTCAAAGTAGACCTCCACGCCCTTTTCCTTCAGCTTCCGGACGGTTGTGAGGCTGTCCACGGTATTCCGGGCAAAACGCGAAACACTCTTAGTCACGATCAGATCAATGCCCCCCGTCAAGGCACACTCCACCATTTCATTGAAGCCGTCTCTTTTTTTCGTGTTGGTGGCGGAGATACCTTCATCGGTGTAAACCCGGACAAATTGCCAATCCGGTCGGGATTGAATGTAGTGTGTGTAGTAGTCCACCTGTGCTTCGTAGCTGGTCTGCTGCTCTTCACTATCGGTGGAAACACGGGCGTATCCCGCAACTCTCCGCTTCGCCGTGGATGAGTTAGGCAACCGGGTCAGTGGGTTGATCGTTGCAGGAATAACTGTTACTGCTCTTGCCATATGCTTTGCCTCCTTGTTTTCATTTTCTGCCGTGCTGCTTCTTTCATTTCCGGTGTCCAACCCTCTGCCCTGGACCGGTCTGCCCAAATTGCGGTTGCTGTCCGGCCATCCCGGAAATGGAAGCAAAGGCTATTGTTGCTGCCGACTTGTATCCGCTTCACCGTTGCTTCAAAAATATGCTCGTCAAAGGATTGTAAACCGAGCACCTCTGCCGTTACTGCCATCAAGGTCTCCTCCGGTATTTGCTTGGAGGTTTGGCAGTAGGATTTCCCCATTGTGTTAAAGGTCGAGCAGATCCAAACGACCCTGACTTTTGTCTTTTTCCGGCGATAGTGCTTTCCACAGCCGTCGCAAATCAGCTTTCCGGTAAAGGGGTATGTTCCTTTCTCTCCACCGCATTTGAAATGGTCTGCCTTGCTGTCTGCAAGCCGCTGGACTTTCTCAAAATCTTCTAGGCTGATAATCGGCTCGTGGGCACCTACTACATGGAACATTGGGTACTGACCTTTGTTCCGTAGTGTTTTCTTTGTGATGTGGTTATCCCGGTAAGTGGTTTGCAGGAGTAGATTGCCGGTATAGGTGTAATTGTGCAGGATCTTTTGTATCGAGAACACTGACCAAGGTTTTCCCGCCTTCGTAAACTGCCCACGCTCGTTCAGTTCCTTGGCAATGGTAATGAACCCCTTGCCGGAAAGGTACTCCCGGAATAAATGCCGGACGATCTCAGCCTCCTCCGGTATTACCTGGTATGTGCCGTTTACTAACCGGTAGCCGAGCATCCCCCAGCGCCAGGGTTTGCCCTCCTCAAAATTCCTGCGAATACGCCACTTTTGATTTTCACTTGCAGACCGGCTTTCCTCTTGGGCATAAGAGGCAAGGATTGTGAGCATCAGCTCTCCATCTGCACTAAGGGTGTGGATGTTCTGCTCTTCAAAATAAACATCCACGCCAAGCAGCTTCAGCTCCCGGACGGTTTTCAGCAATGTGACGGTGTTTCGGGAAAACCGCGAAATGCTCTTGGTTAGGATCAAATCAATGCTTCCGGCGCGGCACTCTGCCAAAAGCTCCTGGAAGCCTTTTCTGTCATCCTTGGTGCCGGTGAAGGCTTCATCGGAATACACGCCGCAATAGATCCATCCAGGGTGGCTTTGGATGTACTGGCTGTAGTAGCACACCTGCGCAGAAAGGGAGTGAAGCATCGCATCCTTTCCGCTGGATACTCTTGCGTAGGCAGCAACCCTTGTCCCCAAGGACTGAACCGGTAATTGCTGCTCCACTTCTTTTATCATTCTTTCCATATGCAGTTCCTCCTTGTGTGGCACATATTACCTCTAAAAGTGCGTAATATCCACTAATTTATCGGCAATTCAACGGAAAATACTGCACAAAGATATGGAGTGTCTTTCGGCAATTATCGTATCAATTTTGTGGTATTCACCCTCGGTTATGATCCCACGCTTCAGCATTTCCCGGACAATGCTCATCGTGGTTTGATAGGCGATCAGATGCTTTCTGTGTTCATCCATCCGCATTCGCCCCCTTGCTCCGTGCCAGGGCATAACATTTTCGGGAGCAGTATATCCGCTTCTTATTGCCGTAGCTGATAAACTCCTGCCCACAATGCGGACATATCAGCGTGTAGTATGCCTTCCGCTGCACCTGATCCAAGTGGCTGTTCCACCACTGGGTACGGCATTTAGCACAGCAGAACCTCCGTGTCCGTCCGTTGGGTATCTGCACAAAGGCTTTTCCGCAAGCCTCACAACGCCCCTCGGCGGCTTCTGCTTGGAGTTTTGCTTCGATGGGATTGTTCCTCCGCATATATCCTTTTACAGCGTTAACAGACAGACTGAGGGTTGTGGCTATCTTCTTATAGCCATAGCCCTTTTCTTGCAATTGCCGGATCTGCGACTTCTCAAAATCGGTCATTTTTTGCCTCCTTCTGAAGAGGCATATAACCCTCTTCACCCACCCCTGGACATCAAAATGCCGTTTGGCCGAAAAAAAGACAAAAGTTGTGAGGTCGCATCATATATTCTTATGCGACCTCCCCCTCAACGCAGGTGGCTGCGGAGCAGCTCTTTCAGCGCCACCATATTTTCGTACAGGATTGCAAACTCGGTGGGGGTGCAATCGTTGAGCAACTCCATAATGCTACTACTGCCGGTCTTGTCAAGGCTGGAGGAAGAGAGTAGCAGATGATCCGGTGTGGTGTTAAGTACGGTCGCCAAGGCGATGATTGTTGCCACAGACGGGGTTCGCTGTGCGGCCTCCAGTTTCCGGATGTACGTGTCAGATACACCGGCTAAGTCTGCCAGGGTTTCCTGGGAGATCTTCTCCAGGTGCCGGTACTGACGGATGCGTCTTGCGATGAGTTTTGTGTCCATAATAGTCCCTCCAAATAATTCTTTAGAATGAGCGGTGTCATTCCTCTAAACACTTTAAGGGGATCTCACAAAAATACAAGCATCCCGGAAAAAGCTGCGAAAAATAGCAAAAAATGCCTCCAATTGGCACTTCCAGTACCGCTACCGGTACAGCCGGTCTCTGTCGCAACCGTTAATAGTGAAGTATAATTTCCCTATTATCTGCAAAGGGAGCTTCCGTTATGGCAAATCAAGATGAAAAGCAAAGGATACGCCAACGATACCGAGGCGTCGCACTAGACGAGATAGAAAAGATCCCCGCCATCGAGGACAAGGACATATTTGAAGATGACAGCGATAAGCGAGTGGGCGTGTATGTGCGCGTTTCCACAGACGATCCCCGGCAGACCTCCTCTTTTGAGCTACAAAGAAACCATTACACGGATCTGATCGACCGACGCCCTGGGTGGCACCTTGTGAAGATCTACGCAGACGAGGGAATCTCCGGCACCTCGCTGAACCACCGTGATGCATTTATGCAGATGATTGAGGATTGTAAGCGCCATAAAATCGATCTGATAATCACGAAAAGTGTGTCCCGTTTTGCCCGTAACATCTACGATTGCATCGGTCAGGTACGGATGCTTGCGGACCTAAAGCCACCGGTAGGTGTGCTGTTTGAAACAGAGAACATTTACACCCTCAAGGAAGGCAGCGAAATGGCGCTCTCTTTTATAGCCACCTTGGCACAGGAGGAGTCCCGGACCAAAAGTAGTGCAATGAATCTCTCCTATGAGATGCGGTTCAGCCGAGGTATCTTTATGACTCCGGAGCTGCTTGGGTACGACAAGGATGAGGACGGCAATTTAGTAATCAACGAGGACGAAGCACTCACCGTCCGACTGATATTCTTTATGTTCCTCTACGGATACACCGTGCAGCAGATCGCAGAAACGCTGACCAACCTAAAACGGGTCACAAAGCGTGGAAATTACAAATGGACCACCAGTTCCATACTGGGTATCTTACAAAATGAGCGTCACTGCGGTGATGTCATTGCCCATAAGACCTGGACACCGAACTTCCTAACCCACAAGTCAGTAAAAAACGAGGGTGAGAATTTAAAGAAGCCCAAGTACATAAAGCGAAATCATCACGAGAGTATCATTTCCCGGGATGACTTTATTGCTGTTCAGCAGCTCATTTCTTTCAGTGACCGAGGCAGAACCGGAATGCTGCCACAGATCCACGTGGTGGACAAAGGTGCCCTGCGTGGCTTTGTGATCATCAACCCTCGCTGGGCGGGCTTTACTGCGGAGGACTATCTAACCTCTGTGGAATATATAACGCCATCCTTCAAAGAAGAAGTTATTGCCGATAGCACAGTCACACCGGAGATCGGCACCGTAGATCTGCGTGGTTTTGAAATTGTCCGGGGTCAGTTCTTCGGTGCCAATCGTGCATGTACCATCACGCTGACACCGGAAGTAATGCGGTTTACAGCTTCCTGCCTGCAAAAACTGGATAATTGCCGCCTGATCGAACTGCTTTTTGATCCCATCCGCAAACTATTGGTAGCACGACCCACTGCGAAAGGAAACCGGAATGCTATCGAGTGGCTGTATTTTGACGGCAAAAAATATCACGCTCGGAAGGTTCTCGGCAGAGCATATTTGCCGGTAATTTTCGAGCTTATGCAGTGGAATACAGAGTGGCCCTACTCTATACAAGGCGAATGTCTTGGCAATGGTGAAGACTCATTTCTGCTGTTCGATCTGAACGATGCCGAGGGTGTGATCCGGCAGAAAAAGGTCAAAGCCGAAACGGATATAACCGTTCTCCCAACAGATGGATCGCCAAATCAACCCGTCAAAGCAATGCCCCAGGAGTGGTTGTCCAGCTTTGGCTCTGAATACTACGCCCCCGCCGCCATTGCTCCGGCAGAAGAGTCCCCGTCCGGTTGGAATGTGCAGGCTTCCGGCAAACCAATGCCTCGGAATGATAGCTTTGTTGCCACCAGCGAAGCGGATCTCAAAAAAGGCATCAGCTCACTTATCGAAACTATGACAGAAGGAAGTGCTGGCAATGATTGAACAGATGATGATTGGCCTGGGTGACGCCGAGACTGTGGAGGGTCTCCTCATTGATCCCGTTACCGGTAAAGAGGACGAATTTATCCCTGTGGAGAATTTCTCTTATGCCGGTTATCAAATCACCCGTGAGGAGTTCTTTGCCCACGCAAAAGAGCCGGCTCTATGTCTTTGTGAAAACAAGCTCTATGTCAACAAAGTGTGTCTGCGGAAAGCACCGGATACCTCCAGAGTATTGGTGATGGTATCTCCGGAGCAGAAAAAGATTATTCTCAAACCCTGCTCCGAAGAAACTAAGGACTCCGTTCCCTGGATTACCGCCAAAGGTAATGCTCGGCAAGTTACCTGCAAGCCGGCCTTCTGTGCCCTCATTGCAGATTTGACTGGATGGAACTTAAATAACCGTTACAAAATGATCGGCAAAATGGTCCGCAACAAGGGAGATCGACTATTCATATTTGATTTGGATGCTGCCCTAATATACCCCAGGCAAACAAAGCTGGACGAAGAAGGCAATATAGTTCACAGCAGACCGACCCGGGAGCCAGTGTATATGGAATCCTGGCGTCACCAGTTTGGTTTGCCTGTAGAAGAGCATGAACGGCAATACGCTATCAATCGCTTTGATGACTATGTGGTTATTTCTGTACAAGGAAAGAAGCCACAGAGCAAAAAGAAACCCGTACTAGATAAGGAGGACGCATAATGCAACTTATACTTACCGAGCCAACCACGGGCGTATCTGTTGACATCAAGAAACGCCGCATCCGTATTTCCCGCAAGATATTTCAGCAGCTGAATATGCCGGAGTATTTCCGCATTCTTGTCAATCCCAGCTCCAAAGGGATGGTGATCGAGGGGTGTCTGGAAGCTGCCAAGGGTGCGTATCAGTTGTCCAAGGTGCCGACCCACAGAACTTCTTACGAGCTGACAAGCACCAGCTTAATAGGAGAGCTTGTACAGGTCGCAGGATTTTCCGGACTGGATCTGGTAAAGCTGATCGGCTACCCCATTGAGGGGCAAGCAGCACTCTTTTTTCGCATGGAAACTCAAGCAAACGAAAGAGGGGTCTGATATGGCCGAGACTACCTTTCAAATAGACACGGAGTTTAAACGACTATTACCGGAGCTGTCAGACACAGAGTTAAGCCAATTGGAGTCCAATATCCTAACGGACGGTTGCCGAGATCCCATTGTGGTATGGAATGGCATCATTGTGGACGGGCATCACCGCTACGATATTTGCAAACGTCACAAGCTACCATTCAAGGTAGAGCATAAAAACTTCGGTTGCCGGGAAGAGGCAATCCAATGGATCTGTATGAACCAAATTGGTCGCAGAAATATTGCTCCGGAGCGGCTCCGATATCAGATCGGCAAGCGCTACAATGTAGAGAAAGTGCTGACCGCCCACAACCCAAGGGGCAAGAACCAGTATTCCGAGGTCGCATCAGGAAATATGATGCGACCTCCACAGGATGTTCGGATGGGCACAGCAGCTTCCATTGCCCGGGTCTACAACATCTCCCACTTTGCAGTACACACCTATAAGGATATTGCTGCGGCAGTTGATGCCATAGCTGAAAAGGACCGCCGCCTTGCGGATAAGTATTTATCCGGTCAATTGCGCATCAAAAAGGATGACTTGATGACCATTGCCGGGATGTCCAAATGGCAGGTAAGGGCGCTTACCAACGGCCTGATCCGGCAACGGAAAACAATATGCCGAACCCAGGATGTTTTGGAAGCACTCTCTACCCGTGATTTGCAACTGGAAAACCAAAGTGCAAGAGAACGGAGACAAGCGGCACAAACCTTTGCAACAATCCCCACTGTTAAAGATATGCCCGTCCGCGATCCAGACGGTGAAATTGCGAGTCTTTCTCTCACAATCCCGTCTTGGAACTCCTCCATTGAGCGTGTGTTTAACAAGACCAATATGGAGGATATTTCCGACAAGGCGAAAACACAGCTAAGGGTGGAACTTTTAACACTGCGAGATAGCATAGATTTAATTTTACTGGCCATTGAGGAGGTAACAGATCATGGCTGACCACTACGAGTACAACGAATTTGTCCCGGATGTTCATTTTGAGCTAATTCCCATAAAAATGCTGGTATCCAATCAGACCTATCAGCGTCCCCTCTCCATTGCCCATGTGGGCAGAACCGCTCAGGAGTTTAATATTTACCAAATCAATCCGGTAAAAGTCAGCCGAAGAGACGGCACCAATTATGTATTTGATGGGCAGCACACCATTGAAACCGTCGCTACCGCATCTGGGTCCCGCGAGACTCCGGTTTGGTGTATGATTTATGATGATTTGGAATATGAGCAGGAGGCGGATATCTTTGCCAATCAGAAAAAGCACACACGGCCACTGAAATCTATCGAGATATTTAACGCTCATGTAGAGGCGGAGAATGATGTGCAGCTGACCATCAAGAGCATTGTAGAAAGCTACAATTTGACCATCTCCAGCCGAAAAGTTCCCGGCTGTGTCAATGCGGTTAGTGCTTTGGAATACATCTTCGATAAATACGGATACCAGGTGCTGGATCGTTCCCTGTTCCTATTGGTCTCAACTTGGGAGGGTGAGACAGACTCCCTCAGTTGCAACATGCTAAAAGGTGTCGCAAAACTCATCGTTGCTTATGGAGACAACCTAAATGATGAGCAATTCGTGGATCGGCTCAGCAAAGTGTCCGTCCGTGAGATTATCCGCACCGCAAAGGATCGTCACGCCGGCACTCAAGGATATGCCGAAGCAATGCTCCTTCAGTACAACAAGCGGCTGAAATACCCTCTGCGTTGGAAGTCACTCCACAGTAGCATCGATGCTCAAGCCGGTGTAAGCGAGGGAGACGAAAGTATGCAGATAAGCATGGGCGGTGGCTTTCTTGGTAGTCCTATGGTTGGTGTTTCAGAAGAAGGAGAAGATGCGGATGACGATGAGTTTGATGATGAAGCTGCACCGAACTATGCCGGTGCGCTTCCAAACCAAACACTGATGGATAACCTCACTCTCAAAAGTAACGACTAATTGCTCTATTCTCTCTTTATAATCATTCTAAAGAACGCCCAAAATAACGCCTAAGGAGGTTTTGTGAAACTGCCTTTGCCCCTATAATAATGGTTGGAATGAGCATACTCATTCTAAAGGAGGGGCTGCACATGAATATTGAAGCATTGGGCAGTAAAATACAGCAGTTCCGTGAAGCACGTGGTCTTACGCAAGAGGATCTAGCTGTTCAAGCGGGTATCAGTGTAAAGCACATCAGCGTGCTGGAACGCGGTATCAAACAGCCCAGACTTACCACCCTTGTAACCATCGCCGATGTTCTTGGGGTAACACCAAATGATCTGCTTGCTGAGGACTACGAACACAGCGACTACCTCAAAGCTATCGAGGCAAAGGTCGCGCCGCTTTCCACTGAAAAGCAGGAAAAAATTTACAAGATCATCTGCACCGTATGTGAGGAATTGTAAAATACGGCTCTCATTACTTACTGAGTATTGGGAGCCGTTTATCTTTTTATATGACAGCGAATTATAAAATGGTTCTCCCGGAACTAGCAACTTGGCTCTGTAGCTCCTGTACCCTCTCCGTTCTCCCAGATATAATATTCTTGGAACTACACGCTAGTTCTAGAAGGAGGGATTCGTGTGGATCTATGTGCAATTGGAGCCAGAATCAAAGCTGCCAGAGAGCGTGCCGGTTATACCCAGGAGGATCTCGCAGCAGAACTGGATATGAGTCCTACG